TAAGAGCAACCAAAGAGGATAGCAGAAGGGTCCGTTGTACTTTCAGTAGAGGCAGGGAGGTTATTAGAGGTGATAATTTCAAACCCACCATACTTAGGTACAGAATCAGCGAGTGCATTGGCAGTATTCTGACCAGTTGCATACGCAAGACCAAAACTGTTGTTAGACATATCTTTAAGATGCTGTTCTGCCCAAGCAGGAATTATACAGAACCAACCTTTTCCATCAGCGTTGTTTTCTCTGAGATACCTACCATACTTCAAGAGTATAGCAGTAATCTTATCGCCAGTGGATGCAGAAGTAGAGGCAGCAGAAGTACCAAGAGATACAGTAGTACCCTTTGTAGTAGTAGCTGCATTAACTAAAGCACCAAGAGCAACAGTGTAGTTAGTCTGGAGGCCAGCATTGCAGTTAGCAGCGGAATAACCAGAAACAGTAGTAGCAGCCTGACCACCCCCTACTGCGCCAGCAGCGGCAACAGAGATAAGGACGTTACGGTCAATTACCTGTGCCATCTGTTTAGAAGCATCATCAGCCCACTCATTCATGAGCTTGATATCACTCTGGAACTCATCGACCTTATCAATAGCGAAGGAGAAGCCTTCACCCTGATCTATTTTAAGAGTAATATACGCGCTTTCAGGATTCTGAACGGGAAGTACCATCCCTTTCTTGTACCTAAAAGTCTCAATAGTTGGGCGAGTACGAATGTATACGGTATCGCCATGATCTTTGATATCCCCCTCATAATCAGTGTTGGACAACTTGCTCCAACAAGTCTGAGGATAGAATTTCTTAACTAAAAGTGCAGAATATACCGCAGGGATATACGCGTTAGTGGATGTTGAACTATAATCAGGTGCTCCAGCTTGTACAGGATAAACGGCCATAATTAAATCTCCTTTTTATTTATCTGATCCGGCCTTCATTAGCAGCAGATAGAAGGTCGGCCCATAATTTTTGTGATTCTTCGGGTGTGTATTTACTTTGCCTATCGTCACGTTCAAATGCTTTAATACTATCCTTAGTCCAAATCTCCTTGTCTTCTACACTTGGAGTTAAACTGTGTGTAGAACGACTTGGTGCAACTAAAGCATCTCTTTCAGCATTTGGTTTAGTCTCTTTCTTTGTTTCTTTTTTAGTTCCTAAGTAGCTATTAATAACAATAGCTAATTTATCTGCGTCCCATTGATCGTTATACATCTGGACAAGTTCACCATAAGTATAAAGACCACTGGGGTCTGGCTTCTGGAGATATTCTGTAAACTTGGGGTCTTTACCTTCCCACAATGCTCTCCAATCACCAGTTACTTTAGTATCCAAATAACCTTTAAAGTTCTCTTGGGCTACTTTAAATTGTGCATCCTCCACAGAAGTTATTTTCTCTTGAACAGCGTCACTAGATGATTTTACTTTCTGATCGGCAATGTGTTCTGCAATTTTATAAATACCGTCTATAAAATCCTCACCATATTCTTCTTTCATCTTAGTAATTATATCATCTTGTTTAATTTGTTCTTTTGGCGTTTCAGCAGGTTTTTCAGCAATTGAAGAGAGTTTTTCAAAGACACTTGTTTTAAGGTCTTTAAGTTCATGTTGAAGTCTAGGAACTTCTGCATCGTACTTTCCTTTAAGAGAAAGGTAACGAGACTTAAATTTTCTTAGTTCATCTAAATCGTCATCGTGAGGTAGTACTTCTTCTTCTTCCGCAATCTCCTCTTCTTCAATTTCTTCTACAGGGTCTTCATCTTCTATTGGTTCTACTTCCTCTTCTTCAGGTTTAATAGAAAACATATCTTGATGAAGTTTCTCTGCTAATACTGCTGCTTCTTCTACTTGTGAAGGTGTACCCATTTGTTGCTCCTTTTCTGAGGCCGAATACTCGGTACTCTCATATTAATGTGTTACCCCGCTTATTTAAAAGTGAGAGGCTTAAATAAAAGCATTAATTTCTGAATCTTCCTTCTGTATTACTTTATCGGTACAAATATCAAAAACTTTAATTAGATTGTCATAAGCCAGAGCCATTCCCTTAACAACATCATTATATTTACTATCACAGACTTTAAATTCCTCGTAGTTATTTTTAGATAGGTCTTTAATATATTCTATGAAATCTAAACCATCTTGAGTTTGTTTTATCCTATAAAGAAGTGCTTGTGTCTGCTTATTATCCATTGTTTACTCCCGCAGGTGCCCCGTCTGGTAAAGTACCTTCAGGATTGGTTGGACTACCACCTGAACCTATCTGACCTTCTGGATTACCTGGAAGTGTTTCTCTTTGTATGCCAGCTTGAGCCATAAGTATCTCTTGAATCTGCATCTCCGCACTTACAGAACCGTCTAAACGTTCCATATCAGGAAGAGACACATCGTTAGCTTTAAAAATCTGAGCTAAGATAGAGCCAATATTCTTTTGACCAAGAATCTGAGCATATAGAGGATTAGCAGAAACTTGAAGCAGTTCTACTTTCCTCTGTGATTGTTGTTCTTTAGCAAGAAGACCTGCAACACCTTTTGCTACAACACGAGCATCCCCTTTGATGGTATCGTCATCAGTAAATTTCATAGTGTAATCATAACACATCTGAAGGTATGGGGTTATAACATCGTCATCTAAATTAGCCACAACCGCTTTAATACTCCTAGACGCAGCAGCAAGTAACTGTGTAAAAACAGTAGCAGTTCCAGCAGTCACTCCCGATTGACTGGCCCCTTGTGCATAGGCTGGTACTGTCATCTCATCTAGGACTTTACCAAAATGCTGCCAAGCTAAAATAAGTTCATTACAATGCATCTGAGGTTGGTAGTAGTTCACTGCCGGACCCTCATTCTTCATTTGCATAGAAGTAGATTCTATTTGTCTCCAAGGGTAGATTGGTTGTTTAGTATCTACTCTGTCCCTATCTACTTCGCACATTGGACCTGAAGCAATTGCAATATTATTAATAAGTGCTCTACCGATAGCATTAAGAGCATCCTCTAATGGTCCAGCAAACTCTATAAGACCCTCTCCCCAAATCCATGCAGGATTCTTCGCCCAAGAGGACACATGGTAAGGTTTTCTACCAAGACTATCTGGATTAATAACAGCTTTGATTACATGATCCCCAATCTTCCAGCAGTTAACTTGATACTGCACGTCAGGGTCTATATTTCCTTCCATACCCCAATCAATTAATAGTGTGCCTGAAACAGTACCCCAAAACTCTTGCGCCAATATTCTCTCTGTAGTTAAGTCAGTTGTATTTTGAGTTGGGGGGTTTGTGGTTTGCTGATAATTCTTTTCTTTAGTCACTTGTTTTACTGCTGTCTCATCGTCAATAACAAACCACTTTGCTTTAAGTTCCCCATCACCATATTCTGAAAGAACGGCAGTGATTTCGTCATTAGAATACCCAGGTACATCTTTAAGGTCAGATATAGCCTGTTTACTTAGTTCATGAATTTCAAGAACATCCCCATCATTAATTGTTCTCATTCCTTTGGAGGGGAAGAAGTTAAACGGAGACACGCTGTATACATCATTAACTAAGGTGTCTATAGCAACTAAGTTATACCCTTCAGGACCGGACTGCCAAACCTGTTTCTTTTTCTTTGTGAGAATTGGACCTTTGATAATACCAGCCTTGAGCCGAATAAAATAATATAAAAAGTCCTTAAAGGCATCATTCCAACCACCTTCTTGATTCTGATCCCTAATAATATCTGACGCTCGTTTACACCTATCTTTAGCTTCTTTAGTTAATTCCTCTTTTGCTTTATCTAAAGACTCTTCGTAATACTGTTGCATAAGTTCAGATACAGCATTAGGATCGGGTACTTGACCAGAAGCTATAATCTGCTGTTCAATAGTAGTGCCCTGCTGTCTTGTTTTCTCAATAACCTGTTGGGTAGTCTCATCAGGCAAATCTGGACAAGTAGTAGGTTCTAGTGCCCAAGGAAGGTCTGTATCCCCACGATATATGTCTTTAATCCAAGAATCCGCAGCGCGAGCCTTATTTTCACTAGTTCTGAAATATGCCTCAGACCCTTGAAAAGCTCTAATGGCAGCTAGTTTCTTAGGTTCGTATTCACCACGAACACGTCTCTGGAGATTAACCATTTCCAGACGAACTGGCTTATTGTCCGCTTGATTTTGGTCCCATATTTTTTTAATATGGGTTGCTAGTTTCTTAAGAATAGGACTCTGATTTTCTTTGAGTTTCTCTTTAAGAAAAGCAATATCTCCTTCAGGGTCAGGTGTTATATTAGGCTTATTAGTAGGTAGAGTCATATTATATCCTAATTATTTAGTTAGTGCTGCTGCTTCTTCTACCTCTGCCTTTCGTTTTGCTACTTTTCTAGCTGTATCTCCAAGATACCCCGTACCTTTTTCTATCGCAGGTTTCATAGGATTATCTGGCCCTACCTTTGGTTTTGATGGTGTTTTTCCTGCTGGTTTCATTGCTGAAATACCTTTTTTAATAAATTCTAATGGGTTCATTTTATACTCCTAATAGTATCGTTCAGTTATTAGTGGACAATCAACTTCACCAGATAAAGCTAATTCACATTGAAGATTACAAGGACAGTTTCTACTGTCCAGAGCAAATGGGCGTCTCATCACTATCCTTTTCAAGTTCTGCAAGCCAGTAGTTACAATCCTGAATAGCACCTATTACTGCATTACCATTAGCATTAATTTGCTCAAGTTGTTTTTGCAGTTCTATAATACGTTTTTCAATATTTTCTTTAGTCATAATTACCAATCCGTCACTACTCCACCGGTATCTGAGACATACAGTGGAATCATGTAACTTACATCACCAATACGAATATGTAGTCCTTTTTCGCAAGTTACTGCATTTGGATCATGAAAAAGTGTTGGGTCTTGGATAATTGGTGCAACTGTAGCAGCATCAAAGTGCATAAGTGATCTTGCAAGTGCCCCTGCTGTTTTACGAATACGCCATACACTTCCAATCTGTCCACTAGCTATCTCAATATCGTCAATTGATGTCTCTTCTGCACCAACACTTGTAACATTAGCTTGAAAGCTTTTAAAGTTGACGGCAGCACATCCACCAGAAGTGAATGTGGCTCCATCTATTGTAGTTTTCATCCAACGAGCAAATACCCCTATTGCAGGAGCAGCAGCGGCTGAAAGGATTGTTGAACCTGTTGATACAAAAGCAATATCTTGACCACCAAACATACTTTGGCAGGACGCGCCAGCGTCCATGTATGGGAATGAACCAAACCCAAGCACTTCTGCCACACCCGTAGTATGCAGTTCTCTATAATCTGTATATACTTGGGCTGGAGTTGCCCCTACCGTACCACTAAAACTAATCCAACCAGATGCTCTAGTAGGATTTACACTTGCACCACGAATAGCATTTGTATCTGCTGCTAAAGTTAATCCCTCAAGATTGATGGGGTGGTCTGTAGGAGAAGTGCCTGATAAATCAAGGGAACTGGGTGTAAATGCCCCTGTCTCCATAAAAGTTTTAAGTGCATCTATGGTTACTTTACCATCTATTAAAGTTACAGCATCTTGAGTAGGTATCATCTCTGTTCCAGCAATACTGGAATCTGTTTCTAACATTGAATAATTTGGGTTTACCTGTGCCATTTCGAAATCTCCTTACTAGTTTTATTTGATTACTTTTACAGTCGTACCTGCCGAAGAGGTACAAGAAAAAACAATATTAGAAACATTACTAGGTACTCTAATATCGTACCATGTATTCGCAGTCATGAGCATACCTGTTCCAGCGGTGTCATTTATGTATGCTGTGCAGGTTGATGCAGTTGTCATTGCTTTAATTGGTTCAACAGAACTAATCGGTACAGTTTTATCTACTTTTGTACTAGTATAATCTGTAATCGAACTCCAGAGAATATCTCCTGCATAAACAGCAGAAGCAGCAAACATTAAAAATAAACCTACAGAAACTACTTTTTTCATACTGTCTCCTTTAGACACATAGTGTTTATTCTAAACACACGCTCGCATATATTGTTGAATATCTAATATATTACTTTTATTGGCTGGAGATGGTTGGAAAGTCCAGATATATTTAGGGGCCATACAAAGATACCTGAGGGAATCTAATAGATGGTCATTCTTTTTTACAACTTTTCCTTTTTCATCCCTATGATATAAATTGAACTCTTTCATTAACATCGTACAAGTTTTGAAAAACTTTAATCTACCTGTAGATAATCTCTCCCAAACTTCATATATACCAGCATCCACAGCATTAGGTGCGGGAGCTAAATTAAGCCCACAGCCACCCTTACTTTCTGAGAGAGAGTACATATCGAAGAGCTTCTCACCATCTGCTTGCGACCTACCTCGTGAGGCGGGGTCAATAACCCCTTTAATCCAATCCCCTCTAGCTTTTATAGCCTGTGCATGAAATATTGGTTGTTGCTCCCCTACCTTATGTTCTGAATAAATATAGATAATATCATTAGTTTCATCCCAAGCACCCCAAAGTACAGCAGTATTATTCCACCCAACATCAAGGGCGTACATTTTTCTCCAATATTTAGGTATTTGGATGGGTTCACAGGAGATTTCTTCGAGCGTAAGGGGATATATTCTTCCGCTACCTACAGTCGGCTCGCCTTTTGAGCGTGCTTCCCTTAGATTCGGAGGAGTTGAAGCTAACATCTGCTCTTTATCTTTCTCAGACAGGTGGGGCACATCATTCCAGGTAACATTTGTTATGTATTTCGGGTATTTAACATCTGTTTCTTGACTATTTTCTAAGAAATTAATAACTAGGTCAGTAAGACCCTGAAGGGGGGTAAATGTGAGAATTAAAGAGCCTTGTGTAGTCATTGTACGAATAAGAGCCTCACCATAAACGTCTTCAGGGCACTCTTCATCAATCCAAATGAAGTCTACTTCTGTTCCTTGCCATGTTGCCCTACCTTGCTCGTAGGTTTTTATTACAATTGTGGTTATTCCACCAGAAATGTGCCTAACTCTAATAGTTTCAATAGCGTCTGGGACACCCCTTCTGGTTTTTGTATCTATAATATTCTCTTTTGGGATCATTCCCGATCCAAAATCCCCAATATCCCCTAATAATTTCTTCTGAATAATATCTCTACAGGTTGTGGCAGTATCGCCACCCACCCAAATCATAGTTGGCTTAGTGAATTTCTTACCAACCCACCAATCAGGATACCTTCCAGTAGCATGACATGCGGTTTCGAAGGCTCCAGCCTCAGATTTACCTACACGGTTGCCTGAGATGAAGCCTCTTTCTTTGTATTTACTACCAGCTTCAAAGAACTTTATATGTTTAGAATATAATTCTCTCCTAAACTCACCTGTGTCTGGAAAGAAGTTGAGGAACTTATTGTACTTCTGGTCATTAGCAAGCACCTCAAGTGCTTGAAGTACTTCATCTTGCTCCACTGCATTAAGCTGAGAAGCATAAACTGAGATTAAAGATTTTGTGAGTTGGTCTAGTAAACTCATGCAACCTCTTCATATTCTGCTTGAATGTCAATTATTGGTTTACTTTCTAGTTGTGGCTTTATAAGTTGCTCAAGATTCATCTGGCTTTTAAGCATCTCCAAGAGGAGGGGGGCTAGAGCTTCTAATTTAGCTAAGGCAGTCCCTTTATCCATATTAATGTGGGTTATCTGCTTCTCTTCAGCCCAACCATGATTAACCTTTGCCACTAACTGCTTGTTAGTATTACTTGTTGCTGTATGCCAGAGGTCGTTCATTGACCAATCTTCCATAACATTTCTAGCCCATTCTACGATTGGTCTCATTTCAGGGTACTTATCATAAGCATAGAACTGATCTTTAGCCATCCCAAGATGAAGCATCATCCCTTTAATATTAGGATAGCACTCTTTCTTCTCACAAGTGGCAAAATAGTCATTAATTCTGTTTCTAAACTTAGTTGGGGTGTACCTCTTAGGTCTACCAATATTACGAGGCACACGCTTAAGGAGAGACCCTTCCTGGGCGTTATCCCGCTCTTCCTTGGTATTAAGATTTCTCTTTACCCTGGATGCCTCTGGCACAAGCCCATTATGAACATAACCCTCTACTGCCATATTATTTACCCGCCTTATGGCTTTTCCAGTATTCGATTTGCTTTAGTCTCTTTTCTGCTTGGTCTTTAGAAAGATTTGGTTTAGATAAATTTTTATCCCCCGCCTCACTAGTGACCTTAAACCCTGCTCCTGTTTTCTTAATCATATTTACTCCCCTAGTCCCAAGGGACTGAGTTATTATTCAAATAATTTATTAGTTGCATCTGAAGAGATTCACATTCTCTTTGTTCTTCGTCATTTTTAAAGAATCTTGTAAACCCACCTTTGCTAGGCACTCTTTTCTTTCTTAGTTTATGCATACTTGTATTATCGACCAAAAAATAAGAAACATTAATTATGCCGCAATTATTCTTTTGGAATAATTTCCTATTAAAGTTTTCTGAAGACATGCCGATACTATAGGCAGTTCTTTTTTTCTTTGAGCTTTTTACCTTACGTGTTTTTCTTCTGGGGGCTTGTTTGCGGCGTAAGGGTTTTTCATCTTTCTTGTTCTCTTGACACCTCAGTTGATACAAGATGAAATAATTACCAAGCGAACATCGGACTTAAGCGGACATAGGGTAGTAGTTGGTAACTAACGTCACCCTAACTTACATACTGCGCTTAAGGATGTAACTACTGCCGGGGATACCCTTCTTAGACAATCTTCTCTATCTTTTAGATATGGGGTAGGGGGGCTTGTTTATCTTTCATTCGAGGCTCTCGCCTCTCATTCCTTTTTCTCTTTTCTTTCTTTTCTTAGTTTTCCTAGTTGATTGTTTATAATATAGTCTTATTTGTTAATCTAACCTATTTATTAATGTTATTAATACTATCTTTTTTATAGCGTTTTTGAGCATCCTTTTCTATCAGATTAGGGTGCTTTTTTTGTCTATTATTTCCCTCCAAAATACCCCTCTTTTTAGGTCGTTTCCTATTCTCTTGAAGTCGTGCAAGTTACTGTAAACTAATATATAATCACACCCCCTAGCATGGGTATGCCACCCATAAGCGTAAGTACCTTAAACATTACTAGTTATGGGGGAGATGATATACTATAGTTAGTGGGAGAGATACATATTACTAGAGGGGGGTAAGGGGAATGAAGAGAGAATCTAAAATTAACTATGCGGATGATACAACACAGATTACCACTTATTACTTGTCGGATGAAAAGCAGAATGAACTCGTCTGTCTTCAGAGGGGGCTGTACCAAGGGCACACATGATTGCAGTTAGCACCTTAAAAAAGATAAGAATAGGTTTCTTTAACAAGTAGTCCACATAGCACTCTACCTAGCTACAAGGTGTTAGGTATGTTTGTTAGCTCCGCTAACTTCAGTTAGTGAAACTAACTTAGCTGGCTCACCTTATAATCTAACTAAGGAGATTACACCATGAAAGCGAAAGAAATTACCATGAAGTCTGGAACGTCCATTGAAGATTCTTTAAAGGCAGCCAAGACAAGGGCAGCCAAAGTAAAAGCAACTATCCCTACGCCGGTTGAAACTATTATTACTGAACGCGCGTCTATTCTGTTCAAGTGCATCGCTATCGGTGGTGAGATTACAAACCTTACAAACATGCTGTTCATGAAAAAAGGTGACGTTTACATGGAATATACTTCCAGCTTCCCCAAAACCAAGGTTGATTATCCCCATCTCAGGGCAGCTATTGAGATTGACCTGCTTTTAGCAGAAGTTCAGATGATAGATAGGCTTGTTATCGTTAAGGGTAAGAATACAATCAAGAAAGTAGCTTGTTATCCGTGGGGAACTATGTCTATCAAGATGAAAGCGCATAGCCTTGCAGTTTCCATGCTCAAAACATATCAGCGTAGAGCATTAAAGTTTGGTAAAGAAACTAAGCTTGTTGCAGTCACAGTATTTGACAAATATAGTAAGTATGGAACGCCGGAAGCAACACAGGAAAATAAGACAATTGATATTACTTACAAAACTGTTCACAAAGTATTTGATGAGAGGCGTGCTCTTGATTTCCTTAACTCTTTCCTCAGGAAATAGTATATGCAGTTTATATTTGCATGTATTATAAAATTTAAAGTCGAATTGGTTCTACTTATACTTTGCATAACACTAATTACATTACATGATTGCGGAGTACTTCGCTAAACAAGTTTAGTATTTAACCAAGAAAGGCCGGAGAACAACCCGGCCTTATTCAAACTCTTTGGAGGTTAGCGTGGAACTATTGGTCTGGACTATCTTTTGCTTTATGGTGTACGCAATCCTCTGCACCCTGTATTGGACGTGGTTTAAAGGGAGGTTAAGATGAAACTAAATAATCAGAATGAGGTTTGGTTATATGCATTGTATCTTGATATGGGTTGTTCAAGAAGTACAGCATATACTATCGTGTTTATGGATTTTTAGTTTGTTGGTTGTTGCTACGCTTATCTATAAAGCAAATAACTAAGGGGGTTATTATGTATAAATATATTACTATTGTATGGGATAATAACAAAATTTAATATTATAAAAATTCACACAGAATGGGATGGCTCGGATTAAATAAATAAAAAAAAGGGGGGGGGGGGGGTATTTTAACGTAGTTAAATCTGAAATAGACCGAAGCTAGCAAAGCTAGCCAGACACGCTAAAGCGTGAGGAGATTTCATATGTGTAAGTCAACTGATGTTTGTGTTTGCAGAGTGCCATGTGAAAGATGTATCTCTGTTGTTGTTGCTAATGACAGAGGTAAGATTATTTACGCAGCTACAAAACCTAAAGTAATACGGGAGCGGCTTAAATGAAATCAGTGTTTTAATTTATAGTAGAGATTATAGTTCCTGCCGTGGGTCTTGTTGTGTGCGTTGCACTTATGGCTTTTGTCTGTACATACTAAACTAATTTAGACGTTAACAGAGAGGAGGTGAAAATTATGGTACGTATTCTCACAGTAGACGGTGCAATTTTGACCGTGACAACAAACCAGTTAACCGGGTTAGTTAGAAGTGGGATTGTAGCTGGAATTTTATAACAAGTAAATAAGGAGAATTAATTATGGACAACTACGACAGACTGAAACAAATAACTGCACTCAGGAAACAAGCAGAGCATTTAGCTTTCTTTCAATTCGCAGATAGTTTGCGGTATATTGAAATAGAGTTGGAACATAAGCTCGGCATTGAGAAGGAGAGTTAAAATGAAACTCTCAAATCAACACGAAGTATATTGGTACGCAGTATATCTTAATTTAGGATACTCTCGTAGTACAGCACACCACTTCGCAACTATTACTTAACACTAATAGACGAGCCTTCAAGGCGAAACGAAATGGCGAAAACCATTTAGGGAGATAAACCGTGTCTTTAAAAGAAATCAGGATTTCTTTAACTTTAAGGGGGGGTAACATCATGTCATTGAAAGAAATTATCAAAGCAAAGCAGGGTTCTCACGTTGTTGGAGCAATGTACCGTATTGCTGAACTTGCGAAAAAGAATAGTAGAGCAAGTTCCAGACTTGTTTGCAACAAGTAGAGTTGGTTAAGAAGGGTAAACAATCTCACATCAAGAAATAATATATTATTTCAGTTTAACTAAACAAGTTTAAGATACACTTCAACGATTGATTGTTATATTGCAATCTAAACTAGGTGTCAGTAATAAGGAGTGGGTATAA